GACATTCCACCATTTGCAGAATAATCAACTCCTCCACCAAAATTGTAAGCAACGTTTCCAATAGCACTGAAAGTTACACCTTGTGCTGCTTGTCCCCACTGACCTTGAGGTAGGGTAAATGGAGTAAATCCACTTGAGAATCCAGTGGCAACTGGATTGGATCCCCACTGAGAATCTCTTGCAAGTGATGGATTGTAACCTGCGTAAATGTATTGCGAGAAGTTGGCAAGATAGTTCTTATACCAAATCTTCTGTGGAGAATTTACGGAAGAAACAGAATCAGACGCCTTTGAAACACTGATATGCTTTTCAAGAATGTTTCCTTGAATTCCAGTGATAGAACCAGTATCATCAACAATAACAATGTGCATCGCATCATTCTTTCCGTTTCTTTGTACGGAATAGTTGTTTGATGCTGGTTTTGGGGCAATAGACTTCCAATAGATGATTGAATTAGTAAGACCAAGAGTTTGTTGATCGTACCAATCAACTACGGTTACTGCTGATGCGGTAGAACCAGTATTGATGCCAGAGTTGTTTACAAAATAAAGAGTGTCAGTTGCTTCAAATGATTGGATTGAATTGCCTTGCGCATAAGTGACTGGCGTTTCAGTACCTGCAGCAGAAACTCTTGAAAGCACCTTAATGTCAATGGTACTATTGGAGTTAGTAGCATCAGTAGTAATACCAGTGATGATACCTTTTAGATAACCATTGAACAGCGAAGTTGTTCCAGCTCCAGGTAAAACTGCATTGGTGATTGCTGTTGTCACTCCATATCCAACGACTGCACCTAATGTCCCAAGATTTGTGGTGGTAATAGCAACTCTCTGGTCTGCTAAATCATCGATAGTGCAAACTTTTAAATTATTTGCCCATTTTCCTGGAGTTTTAGCAGCATATGTAAAGTTAGTCGCGTCAATAAAACTAGAGTTGTAATTATCATAGTTTTTGATTTTCAATGAAGTTGTGGAAGCAGCTCCAACTCCGGCATTTGCATTATTAAGAGTAGTGCCATCAGTTCTTACAACTTTAAGAATACCGCCATATGAGAGGTATGATGCTGCACTCATCCAATACTCATACTGAGCATCAGTTGAAATTGGTTTACCAAAATTATTGACTAAATCTTGTTCCGTGCTGATGTCAATAATTTCTTCTACTGGTCCTATTGCGAAAGGTCCGGCAATAGCACCAATATTATCTAATACATTCTCAGCTCTCCCAACTGTTAAATCTACTTCCCTCGTAAGTACACCGGGAGATAATTGAGGAGTCGCCATGTTTTTCTCCGTAAAATCTCAGTTTATCTAAAAAATATTTATTAAAAAGTTACTTTTCACGGGGGAAATGTGACGTGAATATCTACCAATCAGGATATTCCCAATAAAAGGTTTTAGAAATTTTCTTTCTATCCCTTAAAATTCTCTTTATTGTACAATCTTTACATTCATAGGAATAAGAAGAAGCAACTGGACCCCTATTTTTTCTTGTTCGATAAAATTCATCTACTAAATTTTTTATTTCTCCACAAGATCTACATTGTCTATCCATTAATAGAAGATGACCAAGTTTTAATTGTTTGTCTATATCCATTTACATATATTCCCACATATATGCTCTATCTCCATATTCATCAACGTGCCATCGATCTCCTTCAGAATCAACAAAACTTGCGTTACCATCTAGTCCGTCAGAAATAAATCCAAAGGGAGACATATCCTGTTCAATTTGATTTTTTTGTTCTTCATATAATCTTTTTCTTACATCTTGATCTGTAAGTTCTTTAAAATAATCTTGAGCAACTAACCAAGCATAAATTACTAAACACATTGCTAGATCATCATTACACCCTTCTTCTGCTTCAAATGAATTGTGCTTTTGAATAAATGTTGTAAGTTCTGAAATAATCTCATAATCATTCAAAAAGAGTTTATTCTCTTCAATCATTGTTTTGAGATTAAGGCATCCAATCTTTTTTACAGTCTTGGACATCTTTACTCCAAGTTGAGTTTTCTTACCAGAAAATCCTTGCCCAACAATTTGACCTGCTCTACCTCGCATAGAACACATGAGAAGATTGTTGTATTCTAAATCATATTGGAGAATGCTTGCTACTTGATCTCCAACATCATTAACTTCGCATAAAATATAAGAATTATTATAAGCTGTTGCTGCTTCATGAATAATGCTAGGAAATAGCATTGGTTTTATCTCATTATTTCTATATTTTGCTACAACTTTATGAGGAAACTCTGTAATATCCACGACAGCAAATGCCGAGTAATCATTTCCCACCCCTCTAGCAACGTCTACAGTGATGAGGTAATCATGATTCTCTTGCGGATCCATATAAACATCTAAACCTGCGCTCCGAGTCTTGGGGGCATCATAGACGAGGGATCTGAGTTTAGATGGTGCAATAAGAGTATCAACAGATCCTAAAAATTCGCATTCAAATTCAACTTTAAACTGTTGATCACTTGTGTTTGCAATCGTTTGCTTTTTCCATTCCTCATCTCTACCAGGAACCTCAGACCAATGAACATCCGTAAATACATACTCATTCTTACCCTTTTCTGCATCATGCCACATTCGATAGAAGTGATTCATGCCGTGTGGTGTAGAAACAATTATAACTTTGGTCTGTTTACCTGAAGTAATAGTAGGATAAACAGATGCAAAAAATGAATCTGCAATATGATTTGGGACGAATGCAAATTCGTCCAAGAATAGAATGTTAAATGACATTCCTCGAACAGCAGAAGCAGATGTTGATGCTGCTAAAATCTTAGATCCATTTTCAAGTTCTAGAGAACCTTTATTCCAAGAAATAATGCCCTGTTGCATCCATTTGGGAAGATTCTCATATGCAGTCTGAAGACGGTCTAGAAGTTCTCTAGCAGTTGCTGCTTTGTTTGCAAGAATACCAATATTTACATTATCATTAAAAACTGCATAATGTAATAAAAAAGACACCACAGTTGTAGACTTACCAGTCTGTCGTGGCATCTTACATATATTAAATCTATGATTATGAAAGTTATTGATTAACTTTTCTTGGAAATGATATGGTTTAAAATTTTGTAGTCCATGATCAAGGGTTACAATTTTTACATAATTATTTGCAAAATAAACTGGATCATCTTTACACTTAACAAATTCAATAATTTGATCTTGAGTAAATTCGATTGGTGTATTTGCCTTCTTGAGCAAAGGGTTGCCCAAATAAACATCATTTGACATGATAATAAATCAACCTCTATTTTTTAAATATAAGAATAAATTAACACTTCCAACGTCTTCTTGCTGCTAATCCTCTTTCTCCTTTCCAACTTATACTGCGAGAGCAAAATGCTTTACGTCGTTTTGCTGCTCTACTTCCTGGTTCTACATCTCCAGTTACTGGTGCCTGCAAATTGGATCCCGTAGCACGATTATATTTTTCTCTCCCCTTTTTGGTAAGACCTCCACCTCTACTTACAGGAAGTTTTTCTCCTCTACCTACAGACAGAGAGGGACCTTCTTCTTCCAACTCAACCTCTTCCCCCATAGTTTTTATATATGCTTTACTTGGTCCTGGTTTTGCCGAACTTCCTCCCTGAGGACCACACATCTGAATGAGCGGTTGTCCTGTATGAATTTCTGAAATTGAATGATAAATTACAACAGATCCAGGATAAACTTTTTGGAGTTCATCATTAATTTCTTTTCTTGATGGAGTCTTAACTTGGGGGAAAAACATCTTAAGTGAATAATATTTTCCTCTCCAAGAAAGAGTTACTGCAATAACATTTCCAGTTTGTGCTTGAAGTCTTGTTGCTTCACTTACTTGAGACTTAAATCCTCTAATTGGTTCTGGTTTAATAATATCGACAACTTCAGCAAAAGTATTTCCGTTAGCATCTTCAATAGTTACATCTTCTGCTTTTACACAAGAACCTTTATCAAACTCTTTAGTTCCTTTTTTTCTTTTATAACCTGCCCAACATTTTTCATCTAATATTTCCCTTGTAATTTTATCAACCAAAGTTTCTTCAAATTTGGGTAAAGTAACACCAACAACTTTCTTTGCTTTTTGTGGTAATTGTGCTTGTTGTGCGGTTGTCATATTATCAATTTTTTTTGCCGCGGATGACATCTTAGTTTTTTTATGTTTTTCTGGATCTATCTCATACCCAAAAGATTCTTCCATTTCTCCGCTTGCAATATAATCTGCTGCAGTATCGATATAATCTGCTGCTTTAGTAATTTTTGACTGAACCCATGCTTCCAAATCTCCCTCACCTTTACCAACTTTTGATTTGATCCTTTTTACTGCATCTTCAATGGTTTTGAGTTCTGATCTTGCCATTGAGTACTCTTCATCCTTTACAGAAACCTTATCCCATGCTTTCTCTCCATAAGAGCACTCGGATCTTGTTTCTCTCTTGTCACATAAAGGACAGTATCTTTCTTCTTCGTGCATAGTTTCCTCCGATTTAGTTCCCCAGTTTGCAGCACCAACATTACGACATTTTACAAGTGCTCCAGAAGCATATGCACTTGGCCAAACAGAATATCTAGATTTTACTTTATGGTAACAAGCATCTTTTTTGCCACTACCTTTACCTGGTTTGTCTTTTGCTTCTTGTACGTCCATTTCTTCTTTCATTTTCTTTTTAGGCGAATCGGTAGAAACATATGTTGGTTTTGCAGCACCTGTCTTTTCTTGTTGTCCAGGATCTGCTGCTTTTTTTCTTCTTGCTGCTGAACGTCTTTCTGCGGAAGTCATGCTTGCTCTTTTTTCAGACGAAACGCATTTTGGAACCCCTTCACCTGGTTCGTCACTTGCACAAGTTCCTCCAGTTAACACATTAACCCATCCAGGTTTTTTATCTGTTGATTTCGAATCTTGAAACCATTTATGAAGTTTATTTTCTTTTACATCTTTAAATTTTCTATGATGCTTTTTGGCATCTGCTTCCATTTTTTTCAAACGAGTATAATAATCTGGAATTTCATCTAGATGTTGAAGAGCAATATTACGAGCAAGTTCATGATCTTGAGTATGTTCATGCTCGATAGGTTCGCCCATATCAAGTTGCTTTTGTATAAAAGAAACATCAAGACGATGCTTCTTTGCAATTTGCTCAACTGTTTTATGTGACTTGATCTTAGGCATTACTCAACTGATTTTGATTTAGTCTGCTCACCTTTTGCTCTTTTTCTTCTCGCAGTACAATGAGCACGTTGAGAAAATCCTTTTGGATTTGAGCAATCAATATTCTTTTTATATTTATTACTCCAATCTTCTTGAAACTGTTTAAATGTTTTCATGATTTAATTGCAGTAAGAATAACTTTAAATGTCGTTGTATTTGAAGAATTTGGGTATGCCAAGAGTCTTAAAAGTCCAGAATTAATATCTGTCGAAAATGTTGCTATTCCAACGGGATGGTTGATTGTCCCATATTCTGATATGTATGTGGAGGATCCATCATGAATAGTATTAACTATTGACATGTTATAGTTAGTTCCTTCAGTAATTTGAATCTGATATGTGGCAGATCTGAAAACTGTCGAATTAATTGAAGAAATTACTGTTTCTGATGTCGTCGTAGTGGTTACGACTCCTGAAATTATTGTTCCTGCATCTAAACCTAAAGAAGATGCTGTTAATGCACTTACAGTAATATTTGGTGTTCCTGTCAGTCCCTGAGAAATTGTTGAAATACCCGATGTTGAAGCGTAAGTAGCAATTCCTGACGTATTTGCATACCCACTATTTCCACTACTAGGAAGATTGGTCAGTAAAGATCCATCTCCAACAAAGTATGTTGCAGTAACGATTCCAACAGATAATCCAATATTTGAAGTGTTTCCATATCCAAGAGTTTGGTTTAAGTTTTGTGTTCCAGTACCACCACTGCCAGCGTCCCCAACCCATTTATCTGTTAAAGAATCATACTTTAAGTAATAATTATTTCTTTTTGCACTATCTCTATCAATATCATCCAGAAATTCTAGACGAACTTCTCCACCGCCACCTTGGGCATTGACAATATTTCTTAAATATTCTAATTCTCTTCTTATTTTAATTATTTCTGGATCAGTTGTATTTTCCTGAACTTCTTTTTTGGTTTTAAGTTGCTCTAAAATTTTAAGAGCATTGTCTATAGTATCATTTTCTTTAGTATCATTTTCTTTGTACTCACAAATTTCTGTTAGGGGATGAGACTCCTCTATTAGATTAATTTGCAAAGTTTCTTCATTTTTGTACCCATACTCAATATCTTCCTCTACTTCAATCGAATTAAACTCTTCTTCTGGCGAATTTTCTTCCTTTGGTGAATTTTTTTCCTCTGGTAAATTTTCTTCCTCTTTTTCATCCTTGACAATTACTTTATCTTCTTTTTTTATTGGTTCATAATACAACCAAGATTCTAGAGCTTTAACTTGACGTTCTAATTGTCTTTGTTTTTTTTCTTTTTTTATTTTTTCTTCTTTTACTGACTCTTTTACCTGAGTAAAAATAGAATCAATATTAATTTCACCTACAAGAGACTTAAACTCATCATCTTTTTCTTTTTTTGCTTTACCTATTAGAGAAAAAAATTCTTGGAGTTCTGTGTTCATTTTTGGTCTAATTCATTGTTCTTTAAAAGTTTAGCTAATTCTGCAGTAGATCCAACAAATAAAGCATTATTAACTGTTGTGGGACTTTTACCAACTTTTTCTTCTTCAATGTCTTTTAGTTTCTTTTGAAGATCCATTAACTTATCTGTTGCGTCTGCAACGTTTTTAATTAATTGACCAGCAACCTCATATGCTCTTGGCATTTCACTTTCTTGGGCAAGTTCTAGAATCCCATTGATTGCCTCTTGACCTTTTTCTATAATTGAGTAAAGATTCCCTCTTGTATATTCATAATCTTTTTTGACATCATCTACAGTAGAAGATATTTTTTCAATTTCACTGGAAATATTCTTAGTCTCTGCAGGTATTACTTCCGCATCGACATTAAAAGTTTTATTAATCTCGTCGAATTTCTTTGTCATTTTCATAGAATATTCTCACTAAATCCAAAGTCATCTCCAGTTTGAATTAGAGCATTATCCTCACTAGTTATGCGATAAACCGCAGATCCAGAAACGTGAGAAGATGCTTTTGTACTATCTGCACCTCTTGTAACAGTGAGTACATTACCTGCTTTTTTATCAACATACATTTCTTCTTCATCTACGTAAATATATGTATTGACTGCAATAGATGATGCATCATTAACTTCAACTAATCTATCAATATCAGATAGATTTTTGGATAGATTTGTAGTAATATTGCCTGTGTAATTCTTAGTAGCTCTTGGTTCTATTGAGTATACAACTTCTCTAGTTGGCGTTGAAGTAGAATCTCCAGAAATAAGTCCAATAGAAACCTTTTTGATAATATCTGTAGAAACAGAAGATGTTGGTCCAAATAGGTATGTTTTTGCGGTAAATCTTAAAGT